GAAGTTATCACCCGCCTGGGGCGGCACGGTAAACTTCTAGTAGTTGGAACCCGTGTCGCGCCCATAGATTTATATAAGATGATTCGTGACCCAGGTCAGTGGACTGGTGGCAAGAGCCCCTTCACTTACTTCTCGATGCCAGCCGTGCTGGAGTTTGACGAGAAGCCTGAGAATTGGAAAACCCTTTGGCCGTGGACTGACCGCGCTGAAGGAGATATTGACGAGGTTAACAATGATGGACTTTATCCGAAATGGGATGGACCCTCTCTCTTTACGCGCCGCTCTGAAGTTGCGCCATCTGTCTGGGCTATGGTCTACCAGCAAGAAGACGTCCAAGAAGACAGTATATTCTCGCCAACAGCAGTCGCAGGATGTGTTAACGGTATGCGAAAGCGCGGACCGCTTAAACCAGATACTCCAGGGCACCCGAAACATTTAGAGTCTACCTATACGGTTATTGGTTTTGACCCAGCCGTATCTGGTCGTTCAGCATTTGTGGCAGTTACTTACAACCGCGCTGACGGTAAAGTTTACGTTTTAGATTGTATTAACATGGTTGACCCTACTCCCCAAAAGGAAACAGCGTTGATTCATGAGTGGGTAGAGAAGTACCATCCGCAAGAGTTTCGAGTTGAGATTAACGCTCACCAGAAATACTACGCTATGGATACTGACCTGCGTAACTATCTAGCTCAGTGGGGTTGTCAGTTAAACTCACACTTCACTGGCAAGAACAAATGGGACACTTCCTTTGGTGTTGCATCCATGGCGAGCCTATTCGGCTCTATCCGTGATGGACGTTTCCAAGATAACAACCTGATTGAGATGCCTTCTAACGAAGGCTCCGAGGGACTTAAGTCTCTAGTTCAACAGTTGATTACCTGGAAGCCAGATACCAAGAACCCGACTGACTGCGTTATGGCCTTATGGTTTGCAATTATTCGGGTGCGTGAACTGATGCAACAATCAACACGCATTGGCCAGTATGGTCAGAACAGATGGGCTACAAGAGCTCAGATAGCACAACGCGGTTCAATTCAATTAGATGAAGCCTTTGCATCGCAATGGGCTGACCAATACGGATAGGAAAATAACATGGCAACAAAAGCAGAAAAAGTATTAAAGACAGAAAAAATGAAAAGCACAGGCCTTAACCCAGATGTTGCAGCAGTTAGATATGTTAACGCTGGCCTTAAAGACCTCGGTCTAAAACCAGTAGAAAAAATGGAACTTCAAAAGAAGTTAATTCCTATTGTCGCAAGTCGTATTAGCAATGACCGTGGTCGCACAGCATCACGTGCTCAGAATGTTGTTAACCGTGAAGCAAAAGCCCGCGTTGCAAAAGCAAAAAGCAAGATTTAACTAGAGATAGGGAAAACAAAATGGCACGTAATACCAATACAAATGTAGCACCAGGCGGCGGCGGCGGCGGAATGCCATCACGCGGCGCAAAAGTTAGTTCAAGCGTAAAAGTAACAGTTAAGCCAGGTGCTGCTGGTCTTTCATCAACAGAAGTAGCACGTCTTAAAGCCATTAACGCAATGGTGTCTGGCATGAATACAAGTCAAATTCAACGTGCGCTTAAGGCTGCCAATAAAGGAATCGCTGCAAAAACAGTTTCAGGTCGTGGCGGCGGTATGGGTGGCGGCTTGAACATTAATAAAGTTAGATAATTAATTTCCCTTTAAGTTAGGACAACAATGGCATTATCAATGGAGCAGGTAGCTGCACGCGTTCAAGCGCTACGCTATCGCAACAACGAGCGCGACCAGCGCAACCTTGACGTCCTTGCAGTTCGTAAGGGTAAAATTGCTGAAGTCTATCCTGACTTCTTCCCAGATGGAGTAGATGCCAATGTCGTGGCAAATTTTATTGACATTGTTGCCCGCGACCTATCCGAGGTTATGGCACCACTACCAGCCGTCAACTGTTCAGCAGCGAATCAAGTTAGCGACCGTGCCCGTACTTTCGCTGATAAGCGTACTCGTATTGCTTCGAATTATTTTTCGAACTCTGACCTGGCTGTACAAATGTACTCGGGCGCAGACTGGTACATCACATATGGTTTCGTCCCATTCATAATTGAATTAGACGAAGAAGCAAAACTGCCACGTATTCGCGTAGAAAATCCAATAGGTGCTTATCCTGAGTTTGACCGCTACGGACGTTGTGTGGCATTTGCTAAGCGTTACATGATGACACTGGGCGAATTAGTAACTCAATTCCCTGAGTATGAAAGAGAACTGCTAGGTGGCTACGGCTACAAGCAAGACCTCAATCACCAGGTTGAGATGATTCGTTATTACGATAAAGACCAGTCACTCATCTACATCCCATCAAAGGGAGATTTAGTTCTTTCACGCGCTAAGAATCCTTTAGGAAAAATGATGGTTGTCTGCGCACGTAAACCATCCATTGATGGTGAACTACGTGGACAGTTTGATGATGTTCTAGGTATTCAATTGCTGCGCAATCGCTTTGCATTGCTTGCAATGGAAGCAGCAGAAAAATCTGTACAAGCTCCTATTGTACTTCCGCAAGATGTTCAAGAGCTACAACTTGGTGGAGATGCGGTTATCCGTACCTCTAACCCAGCAGGTGTACGTCGTGTAGAATTATCTATTCCACAAGGTGCGTTTACTGAACAACAAGTCTTAAACCAAGAACTTCGCGTTGGAACTCGTTATCCTGAATCGCGTACAGGTAATGTTAGCGCATCAATTGTTACAGGTCAAGGCGTACAGGCTCTTATGGGAGCCTTTGATACACAAGTCAAGTCAGCACAAGCAATCTTTGCTGCTGCCCTTCGTGATGTAATCGGCCTTTGTTTTGAAGTTGATGAAGTTATTTATCCTGAAGAAAAGACCATTCGTGGTGTTGACTCAGGTTCTCCATACGAAATTACCTACAAGCCAAATAAAGACATCAAGAAGGATTACTCCGCTGATGTTCGTTACGGTATGCTTGCTGGTCTTAACCCTGCACAGGGTCTTATATTTATGTTACAGGCCTTAGGCGGCAAACTTATCTCCAAGGACATGGCGATGAGAGAACTACCATTTACTGTTAACGTAACACAAGAGTTGGAAAAGATTGAGATTGAAGATATGCGTTCAGCACTTCTTGGGTCTCTTACGGCCTACACTCAAGCAATTCCACAGATGGCTACTCAAGGCCAGGATGCTTCTGAAGTAGTGCGTAAAATTGCGGCTGTGATTAAGGCACGCCAAAAGGGACAAGCACTTGAGGATGCGATAGAAGCAACCTTTGCCCCACAACCGCAACCAGTTCCTCCTGCTGGAGTACCACAAGCGGTTGAGCAAATGTCCCCTGCTCCCGAAGGTGCACCAGCAGGAGGCACTCCTCTTCCACCGCAAGAAGCACCACAAGATATTCAAAGTTTACTCTCTAGCCTGACTTCAGGCGGGGGAGCAAATGCAAGCGTTCGTACAGTACAGCGCAGATAAACTAGGAGGGGACAATGACTACAATTATCGGCGTGCAAAGCACTGATGGTTGCACTATGGTCGCTGATAGCCTAGTAAGTGATGATACTGGTCGCACTTGGTCACATCCACAGATGACTAAAATAAATAAACGTGGAGAATTTTTAATTGGTGGAGCGGGCGAAGTTGCTCCGTGTGATATAGCACAACATGTTTGGGAACCACCAGTCCTAACTGTTAAAGATAAAAAAGATGTTTATCATTTTATGATTACAAAGGCAATGCCTTCACTTCGTGAATGTTTAAAGACCAATGGATATAACTTTGATGAGCCACAGGATAAAGATTCTAGTTCTAGATTCCAATTCTTAATGGCTGTTAACGGTGAACTATTTGATATTGGTGATGATTTATCAGTAATGCGTAACGTTGATGGATTCTATGGTGTAGGTTCTGGTGCACAAATTGCACTAGGTGCCCTATATGCTGGAGCAGAAGCAATAAGAGCAGTAGAAATTGCTGCTCAATTAAGTATTTTTTCAGAAGGACCCTTTCAAGTAGAGGTTCAATATTCTAAGTAGGAGGAAAAATGGCTGGAAATCAGAATAGTGGCGGTATGCGCCCAACTGCTCCACAGAATAATCCTGCTAATGTCTCAGCAACTGGCGGAAATGGACAAAGCGGACAAGGACAAGCCGCTCGATACATTCCAGGCTTGCCTTATGGGCAAGGACAGGCAACAATGCAGACACAACAATCAGCAAAAATGTCTGCTGGACCACGTCCAAGTGCCACTACGGCACCTAAGCTTCCAGATGTAATGGGATTAACTGAACCAACTATGCGTCCAGAAGAGCCTGTCACTGCTGGCTTGACTCCTTATGGTCAACCAAACGACCCAACTGCTTTAGGACTTCCAGGTCAAATGCCAAATCAAGACCCTGACGTTGAAATGGTTCGTCGTTTTTTTCCTGCAATGGAGTTCTGGGCTAGTCAACCTGGTGCATCTCAGGCCACTAAAGACTACATCGTGTATTTGCGAGGTACTCTGTGAGTGTTTGGGAATACCTAGGAAAGATTCAGCGTGAACTTGAAAAGAGACCTACACCCCAAAGAGCATCAACCAAATATTCAGTAAGCGACAAGGGTCAAGTTTCAACAAATGTGCAGCAAGCTGCCCCAATGCCTACCCCTTCAGCTGCTCCTGCGCCTATGAGTATTCAAGGCACCCCAACGTATGACCCAGGTTGGAAGAATCAGTTTGGCGTTACCTTTGATGCTGCCAAGAATCTACCATCTAACCCAGGTGGTTGGAACAATGAGGTTGAAACTCTAAGAAAAGTTGGAATCGATGTAGCAGATGCTACTATTGGAAAAGTAATTGAAAAAACTTTAGTTCCTGTAGATAACGCCACAGGCGGTGCGCTTTCTAAAGCACTTATGTACGGAACAAATGAAGTTCGTTCTAACTATGCATTTACTAGAGATTTAGAAAACAGAACAACAGGCATGGGTCTTTTATCTGGCTTGCTAATGCTATCTGCTGGAGTCGGTGGCGGAATTCTAGGCGCTTTTGTTGGTGGACCTGTAGGTATATGGGCTGGCGCTACACTAGGTATAGCTGCTGCTGGACGTATTGGTAGAGAAGTATCTGAAACTGGTGTTCTTGGCAATGCATTTAAGACATCTGCTGAAGTAGCAACGACTAAAGCTGGTCAAGAGAAGTATAATTTTGGTCGAGATACAGTAACAACCATCTCTGAGATTACTGGCTCTGAAACATTTGGTGATACCACTATGGGTATTGGTGCTATCACATCAGGTATCTTAAATTTTGGTTTTGAACTTGGAACATCACCTGACATTGGTGCTGCTAAAGTAGCAGGTGCTGGTGTGCGTGGAGCACTTGTTGCTCCAATCAAGGAGACTGGCGGAAAGTTTAGTTCTAAACTTCTTGCTCCTGTGTTTGAAGCACAGACAGCAGCCCGTTTAGCTAAGGATGTAGACCTGCTTAAGCGCACTGGCGCTGGTGAAACAACCGTGTACACTCCAATGTTTGAATTCTTTAAGAGTCATACTCCTGGTGAGTTAATTATGCGCAAAGGCTTTGACAATGAAGTCGGAATGTTTGCAGCTCAAGTACTTGCTGGTCAATCAGATGAGGTAATCTCCCTAGCGCTACGCGCTGGACGTGGAGACTTAGACGCATTGGATACCCTTGCAGCATCACGTGCTGATATAGCAAATAATTTTAACCGTCTTAATGATGGTATTCGCATGGGCGAAAAAGATGGTTTATACTTCGTAAAGTATGATGGCAAGACCCGCAATTTGGGCAAAGTCATGGGTGATTTGGACGAAACAGCCTGGGCACGTACTGAAGTAGAAGCGCTTCGTAAGCAGATTACTTGGTTAGATAACGCACTTGTCTTAGATAGTCGTCTAGCAGATAGAACTGTTGGTAAATGGGCATGGGTAGAGCGTGCTCGTAATGATGCTGCTACTAGACGTATTGCTACTAAACTTGAAATGCCTTTAATGGGTAAGATGGAGACCAAGGCTGGTAAAGCATTCCAGACTGTATACCAAAATGGTCCGTTAGGCATGTTTGTTCGCTTTATTGACCGAGGTATAGATGATATTCCTCGCAATACAATTAACTTTAATGATGCTGTTCAAACACCTGAGCGTTTACGCACTAATCTTCGTGCATCTGTAGCAAAGTCTGGCTTAACGCCAGAACGTGCAGCAGATATCTATAATCGTTTTGTTTCAGCAACAAATGAATTAGAAAAACTAAAGGTTATTAATGAGTATACAGCAGAACTTGCACAAACTGTAGGGAAAAAGCATGGTGTTTCGCCAGATATTATTGAGCTTGTTCTTAAGACATGGGACAATGTTCATGGAACATGGATGTCTGAAGCACGCAATGCTAAAAACTTAAATGTTGGATATATGTTTGGTCCTGGTGGAGTAGACGATATTCTTCATGACCCACAACTTATAACTCAGTTAGCAAATGGGGCATTTTTGCCAGACCCTAAGATGTGGGATAAAGCATTTGAACGTTACTCAAAGAAGCATGCAGCGCTACCTGGAGCAAAAGAGAATCTTGCCGTTAAAAGCAAGTATGTCTTAGATGAATTCCAATCTTTATGGCGTGCTGGTACATTGCTTCGTGGTGGTTATCCACTTAATATTATCCGCGACTCAGCGGTTCGTGTCTATGGCGATGGCGCACTATTCCCATTGTTAATCAAGTTAACCCAAGATACCATTAACACACTTGCCAATAGTACACATACTACGGGTAAAATTAAAGATGCGTCGATTCGTTTAGCTAATCCAAAAAAGAATCTTGAGCGTATCTACTCAGACATTACTGACCGTGAGGCTACAATAGAAGCCCTGCAAAAAGTTCTTGAGGAATCAGGTTATAACCCTAAGAAACCATCTAAGGAATTATCTGATTCACAAAAGTTCAACATTGCACAGTTAGATAATCTTAACAGAACGGTAAAAGAACTTCGTCGTCAGCAAGCCGCTCTAGTTGCTGGAAAGAAAACTAGAGTCGTAGCCCGCGACAAGATAGTTAACATTGATGGATATGATTTTCCAGCAGCATTTTCTGGACGCTTTGGTGACTTAAGCCGTCAGGCTTTAGTTCAGAAGGATGATATTCGCCGTGCTGTACAAGGTATCCGTGAGTTGGAGCTCGAGAATGTACGCCGCAGCCGCACTGGTGTTAGAAGCATCTTGCCTGGTGAGGACGAAGGATTACACTTAGCATCTTGGCAGCAAGCACTCCAAGACAAGATTGGCTTCGACCCTGTTGCTCGCCTAATTATGGAGGGCAAGACTCGTCAAGAAATTATTAAGTACCTTCGTAGTCCTGAAAGCAAAGACTATATGAGCCGTATGGGAGCAGAATCATTTGACGCCCCTAACCAATACGAAAAGGTTCTTGCCGTAGTTGAACACTTTGCTCCTAGCAAGGAACTATACAAGCCAATTCTTAATGGTACTCTTGATGTTGATACATTGCGCAAACTATATCCAAACATTGAAGAACGCCCACCAGTACTAAGTGACATGGTGAACGATATGTTAGGTCAAAGTGGAGCATATCGAAAGTTAACTAATCTTTATAAAGATGGTGTCGCTTGGCTATCAACTGCACCAACTAGTAAATTAATGTATTCTCCTTACTTTGCGGTCAAGTATGAAGAGAAACTTCAGTCTTTAGTATATGTAGCTAACCTTCAAAAGCGTGTATTAAATGATTCTGATAAGGCAAACTTTGAAGCAGCGGCACGTGCCTATGGTATTCGTGAATATAAGAACAAGTTAAACTCATTCCATCGTGACATGAATTACAATGGAATCTTTAACTATGTTCTAGCATTCTTCCCTGCTATTGTGGAGCAGTATCGTGCGTATGGTCGCATCTTCATGGAGCACCCTGATTTCCTTATTAAGGCAGCACAGATTTCATCTGTTCCAGAACGTTTAGGGGCAGAAGAAGAAGACCCATTTGGCAATAGATATGTGGAAGTTCCACTACCTATGCTTGGCGGAATTAAGGGTCGCATCAACTCTAACTGGTTTAATGTGTTCAATCCAACAGGCAATAGCCTTGTATCTGGTGGACCATTGCTTACATCAAGTGTAAACTTATGGTCAAAACAGTTTAATGTTGAGAATAAATTTACGCAGTGGGCTCTGCCGTTTGGTACTCAAACTGGACTGACTGGCATGGTTACCCCCAATACTGCACGTCGTTTAGCACAGGCAGCAAAGGCACAGTTACTTGAAAATGGTGACCAGTTTAACACTGACACCAATATGTTCTTGCGTCAGATTCGCTTTGATTATATCAATGCTAACCATAAAGAGCCAAGTGCTGATGAAGTTAATGGCATGACTTACGAGGCAAAAGAAAAAGCAACTGGACTTGCTTGGTTACGCTTCCTGTCATCCATCTCTCTACCAGCACAGCCACGTTATGTTACTGGCCTACAGGGATATGCTGATGAACTTCAAAGAATGACACAGGCAGACCCAATAAATGGCGAGGAAACATTCTTAAAGACATACCCTGATTATTTCCTACTTACAAGCAAGTTATCAGATTCAACCGCTGGCATCAGTCCTGATGCTACAGCCGTTGCCTTACTTAAGGATAATAAAGATACTTTAAATCGCATTGTTGCTAACATTGGAACAGATAACTTAAATGTTTTAGGTGCTGTATTTAATGATGAAAACTATGCGTTCTCTTCAGCGGCAAATGCATACTTACAGTCTACTGATATCCCAGGATATCCAGGCAAGAAGTTCAGAGATACCAAAGGCTTCTTAGAGGCAACCACAAAGTCAATTGTAGCCAAGGGCTGGAATGACTTTAGCAATCTTAAAGAGATTGTTCTTGATGAACTAACAAAGAGTGGCATGAATCCTAACCGTGGATACGGTAAGAATATCTATGACCAATACATGGATAGCTTTATTCAAGGCCAAAAAGAAAAGAACAATATCTGGTATGAAGAGTACTCGGCTGGGTATAGTGGTGGCTCCTCAAGCCGTCAAGCTGCTACAGTTAAAGCTCTTAGTATTGCTGCTAACACACCAAAGATGTGGAAAGAACTATCTAAGCAGCCACGCTGGGCCACAATTGTAGAGTATTTAAATTTCAGATATACAATATATGATGAGTTAACAAGAACTGGCACGTCACTTGAATCAATGCGTAATCGTAAGTTACGTGAAGATGCTGCTGACTATGTGTTGCTTCTACGTAAGCGCGACATCAACTTCGGCAAGTTCTATGATAGGTACTTTGATAATGATAAATTCGACTATGTCTACGGTGGGTAACAATGGCTGAAGTTAAACTTGCTCCAGGGCAATTTGTTAAGAAATTTGATAATACTAAAAATATAAATAAGCTAATTCCTGCAGCAGTAGTTGATTTAGTTTATGACGCAGAGGGTCAACTTCGTGGCTATATAAAAGATGGTAAAGTTATAAAAGTTGCTCGATGGGGCGATACTCCAACACCGACACCAACAAAAGCTGGAACTCCAACCCCAACGCCAACAAAAGTTAGCGGTCCTTCACCAATGCCTATGGCTGGTCAAGTGGTGCAACGTCCTACTCCTACGGTAGCACCTACTGCCACTGCCACTCCCGCTGTCACTCCCAGTGCCTCTGCCTCATCTTCTGCATCTACATCTAATTGGTCTACTAATATTGTTGCTCGCGCAGCTGCACAAGGCGTAACAGTTAGTGTAGACTTTACTCCTAAAGCTGTTGATTTCTGGAGCACATTAGATAATAAAGAATTAACTGCTATTGCTAGTTATTTAAAAAAACTTGGCAAATCAGTAAAGAGTAAAGCAGATTTACTAGATACTATTTCAGCGTACTTCCCCGAAGCCTACAAAGCAACAAGTATAGAAGGTGCTATTAGTGCCCTAAAGGACCAAATAATTATGGGCTTTAGTGGAGACCAAGATACACCTAGGTTACCAACAAAGCAAATTACTGAAGTTGACCCAGCGGTTATTAAGGCTGTAGTTCGCAGTGTATATCAAAATAAGTTGGGGCGCAACGAGTATGCCGATGAACTAGCAGCCGACTTAAAAACTGCGCAAGACATGATTAAAGAAGGTCAAGTTGCAACTACCAAAGTTGTTGGTGGTAAAACGCAAACAACTTATACTCCAGGATTTAGTCAAGAAAGACTTCAAACAAAAATTGCTGCTAATATTGATACCGCGACCGAAGGTCCTGTAGCGCAAGACTTAAAAGAAAAACAAAGTCTTGAATTCATGGATTTCATAACCAGCTTGGGAGGATAACCAATGGCATCTACATACAAAGTTGTTAAGGGTGATACTCTTAGTGCTATCGCTAAGCGATACGGCATTACTCTTGCTCAATTAAAGAAGCTAAACCCACAGATTACTAATCCTAATTTAATTAGAGTTGGCCAAGTAGTTAATATTTCTACAGCAACAACAGATGGTTACAGTTCTACTCCTGTTGAACCTGAAGTGGTTGAATCACCAGCCCAATCTTCTTCAATATATAACCCTAGCCCTGGTGCAGCAGTTGGTGGTCCTGGCGTTGGAACTCAAGCCACAGAAGGTGGTCCAGGTTCAGCAACAGAAGGAGATTCCTACGTTGCTGGTGAAAGCGATGCAATAAATGCATATGGCCTGACTCTTGAATTGCTCAAGATATTTCCTGAACTGCAAGATGCTTATGATGCCTTCATCAGAGGTGATAAGACTGGTGCACAACTTGCATATTACAAAACTAATTATTACAAGAATTTAACTGACATTGCACAGACACGCGCAAAGACTAGGGCTAGTCGTCGTGGTGTTTATGACCAAGAATTAGAAGCGTATGTAGTAGCACAAAAAGCTCGTTTGGTATCTATTGGTATTACAGATGAAAAAGTTTTAACTAATGATTTTTTTGAAAAAGCATATCTTTCAGGATGGACAGATAAGCAATTAGATTTAAATGCTTTAGGTGGAACAACAAAAGCATTAACTGGTGGAGCACTAGGAGATACCCAAACCCTAAAGCAATATGCTGATGCCTATGGCATGTCATATAATCCCTTGACATACGACATTTGGACTAAGTCTTTAGCGGCAGGAACAATGACCGAAGATGACATTAAGAATAAAATGCGTCAAGATTCTGCTAGCGCATTTCCAGTATTTGCTGACCAGATTAATGCTGGTAAATCATTAGATGCTTTAGCCTCAGCATACAAAACATCTATTGCTAATGTCCTTGAAAAGGACCCAGACAGTGTATCATGGACTGACCCTAACTTGCGCAAAGCATTACAAAATGTTGACAAAGATGGCAAGCCAGTCCTCATGCCAATCTGGCAATTTGAAAAAAATCTACGCAGTACTACTGAGTGGGAATACACAAACAATGCTAGAGACACAATGGATTCTTTATCATTAAAAGTACTTCGTGATTGGGGTCTAGCATAATGGCTACATTTAAAGATGCTTATGGTCGTACCGTACAATTAGATGAAAACTTTGTAGCAAAGCCAATGGCTGAGGCCATTAAAAGTGAATCAGTAATCACTAATGCTAAATCATGGGGAATGACTCCAGAAGAATATGTTACCGCACGCGGTGGAATTAACGCCTCTGGTTATTATGGTGACTCCTACGGCATAAACAGTTCTGATGGAGTCAGCCTAACAGATGAAGAATACCAAAATGCGGTTTATGGTAAGACTGGTGCTGCACGTGGTGCTGCTGTTAACGCAGCATTAGCAGCAAAAATTGAAATCACAACTGATAAGAAACCAACATGGCTAGCTAGTGCTATTTCAAATGCTGAAGCCAACAAAGTTATGTGGGAAGGTCCAACTGTAGAAGATACCAATGTTGCTTTTACTGACCTACCTGCTAATGCACAGACTGCTATTGGTGCTATCGGCGAAGGTGGCTTAACTGCTACGTCTGGAATTAAAGAAGTTACTGGGAGTGGAGCAACTTTAGTAGTAACTCCAGTAGCAACGGTTGATAAAACTGACACATCAAAAATGACAGCCGAAGAACTAAAGGCTTACCGAGAGCGTCAGTCTATTATTACAGTACTGACCGACCGCTTTACTAAGTACGGTCTGGGAAGTCTTGCAAATAAGGTTAAAGAACTTGCAATTGATGGAGCTACTGAAGCAACTATTACAATTGGTTTGCAAGAAACAGATGAATATAAAATGCGTTTTTCTGCTAACCAAGACAGAATTAAAAAAGGATTAAGAGTCTTAACTCCAGCAGAATATCTTAATAATGAAGATGGATATCGCCAAGTACTTCGTTCTTATGGCTTAAAACAATTTGACACTGATGCGTATGTTAAGCAATTTATTGCTAATGACATATCAGTTCCAGAACTATCTGAGCGTGTAGTCACAGCAGTACAGCGTGTACAAAATGCTGACCCAGCAATCGCTAAGACATTGCGTGATTATTATGGCATTAGCAGCGCCGACATGGCAGCATATGTTCTTGACCCTAACCAGCAATTACAGAAGATTCAACGTCAGGTATCCGCAGCCGAAATTGGTACTGCTGCCCGTCGTCAAGGTCTTGAGGCTGGCGTTGCTGTATCTGAGCAACTTGCAGCACAAGGTATCAGCGAAGCTGAAGCACAAAAGGGTTACGCAACTATTGCCGACATTCTTCCAACTGCTGAAAAATTAAGTTCTATTTATGGAACTACAATGCAAGGATATGGACAATCCGAAAGCGAACAAGAAGTATTTAATAGCCTAGCGTCAGCGCAAAGAAAACGTACGGCTCTAAGCCAACGTGAAATTGCGCAGTTCCAAGGTTCTTCTGGTGTCAACAAGACATCACTAACGTCTCAGAATAAGGGACAAATATAAGAATCCTGTGCGGACCTATCGGCCCCGCATAGCGTACAAGACCGAGAGCAAGAGCCAGCCCAATCCCCCGATTGGAATCTGAGGCTTGCGACTAAAACGAATAGAAGGGTGGACAGTTGCTATGAGCAACAACTACTGGGATGAAGACGAAGACGACCTAGATACCGATACCATTACTGGTAACGAAAGCGGAAGTGACCTCTTAAAGAAGTTACGGAAGGCTAAACGTGCCGATGAGAAACGTATCAAAGAACTCACTGAGCAACTTGAGGGATTCTCCAAGGTGCAGCGTGAGCGTACAGTCAAAGAAATCCTAGAACAAAAGGGTGTTAATCCTAAAGCAGCGAGACTAGTTCTGAAAGATTTAGACGAAGTTAGCGAAGAGTCAGTTAATACCTGGCTTGAAGATAATGGAGACTTGTTTGGAATGTCTATTGCTAAGGATGCACCAAATGCTAACGAGTATGACCGTGCCGCATTGCGGCAGCAGGATGCCGTTACGCAAGGTGCAATAACACCTGACCGAGCAGAAAACTTAGAACAACGATTAGGCGCTGCGGAATCCGCAGAAGAAATCTTATCTATTCTTCGCTCACAATAACTCATTCATAGTATCTAGTCACTTGGAGGTGACAACATGGCCTACGTATCAACAGCATCCGATTCACTCGGAGGCACCGCTGGTGCAGCAGGTTTAGTTCAGAAGGCGTATGACCGTCTTTTGGAGTTTGCTCTCCGTTCAGAACCACTTATTCGTTCTGTCGCAGACAAGCGCCCAACTAACCAATCAATTCCTGGTTCAACAGTCGTTCTACAACGCTACGTTGACCTAGCAGCAGCAACAACTGCGCTAACAGAAACAACAGACCCAGATGCAGTAGCAATGTCTACACCAACATCAGTTACAATTACTCTTAACGAGTACGGTAACTCTGTTCTTGTAACACGCGCTTTGGAACTATTCAGCCTTGCTGATGTAGACCCAGCGATTGCTAACATCATCGCATTCAACCTAGCCGATTCAATCGACGCAGTTGCAATGACAACACTTCGTGGTGGTTCAAACGTGATTTACTCAGGTTCAACCGCTACATCAACAGCAACAGTTACTGCTGCTGCAACACTATCTTCTGCTAACATCCGTAAGGCTGTTGCTAAGTTACGTGCTAACAAGACAACCGCTCGCAAGGGCTCACTATACTGGGCTGGTATCCACCCAGAAGTTTCACACGACCTTCGTGCAGAAACAGGCTCAGCAGGTTGGTTGCTTCCAAATCAGTACGGTTCTGCACAAGACCGTATCTGGGCTGGAGAAATCGGTACATACGAAGGTGCATACTTCGTAGAGTCACCACGTCTTTACTCAGCAACTGATGGTGCTTCATCTGCAAAGGTGTACCGCACTATCCTAGCAGGACAGCAAGCAATGGCAGAAGCCGTTGCTGAAGAACCACACGTAGTCATCGGTCCAGTAGTGGACAAGTTGATGCGTCACCGCCCAATGGGTTGGTACGGAGTTCTTGGTTTCGCTCGCTACCGCGAAGAAGCCCTGTACCGCATTGAGTCAGGTTCATCAATCGCTTAGTTGATTGACGCTTGGGTAGGGGCAGCAATGTCCCTACTCAGGAGTAAGTTCATTAAGGAGAACTAATGGCAACATACAAATTCACTACACCTTACGTCCTAGAAGGACCTTCAGGTGGGCATCGTTTGTTTTACTTTGCCAAACTCCGCAAGGGTATTACCATTGTTAAAAGTGGTGGAACTTATTCACAAGTTCGCTATATACCAGATGACACACAGGATGACTACGATGTTATTTATCGTGGTGGTTATATACATGAAGGTATAAGTGAGGCAATTAAAGCCGAGCTTATTGCTGGTGGTGTAGGAGTTACGGAAGCAAACTTTACAGCAGAATAGGGACAAGATGAACTGCAGTCATATCAGTAAGGTTCTTGACTGGGGATTTGATGAGAACCATGACTTTATAGCAAAGACATGGGGATGCGTACTATGTGACGCAGTATCAGATGTACCGTTTAAAGATGAAGATAATATTCCAATTGACCACACCATGTGCGATGAAGATTGCTTTGGATGTAAGGCAAGAGGATTACAACTTAATACAGGAGATGCAGGCAGAGACATTCCTGACAAGAAATGGAACTCCGAACTAGGTGCTTACCGCGATGCGAGACGCCAAGGAATTCAACCTGCTGGTACTAGAATGCACGACATAGAGCAAGCGCACAAAGCGTCCGAAAACTTAGGTCAGGCATATGATGCCGATTCAATGCCTAAGGCTAAAGACATCACCCCAAAGGCCGTAGAGGTCATGAAAGAGATAGGACAAATATAATGCCAAAAGTCGGAATGAAGGAATTTGCTTATACTCCAAAGGGTATGGCAATGGCTAAAATGGAAGCAAAAAAGACTGGCAAGAAAATGGCTAAGAAGAAGCCTGCAATGAAGAAGATGGGCAAGAAGAAGTAATGGCTAAAACTCCACAGTGGGAGAAGTCATTCCCCAAGATAAAGATAGCACCCACCAAATATACAGCCGCAGAACTTAAGCAGATTGCAGCGCAGAAGAAGAAAGAAGCGCAGGCTAAAAAGACTGGTAAATGGGATAGCGGAAAGACTAACTAAGGATTCAAAATGGCAGACCCAAGACTAAAACGAGCAGGAGTATCTGGCTTTAACAAGCCAAAGCGTACACCCAACCACCCAAAGAAGTCACACGTAGTTGTGGCTAAAGAAGGTACTCAGGTTAAAACTATTCGCTTTGGTCAACAGGGTGTTACTGGCGATAAAAAGCCAACGGCACGTCAAGCGTCATTCAAAGCACGTCACGCAAAGAACATTGCAAAAGGTAAAATGTCTGCAGCATATTGGGCAGATAAGGTTAAGTGGTAACTAAAAAAGGTGGGGACAATGCAAGAAACAATCTCGGTCGCCTGGTGCGACAATGGTATGGTAGATGGTAAGTTCATGCAAGGTGTTACAGATGTTCTCCTTAAGTCTGGAGTAGAGTTTAAGTCAACTCTTCGCAGCCAAGGAAATCAGATTGCTCGTCAGCGTGAGACAGTAATTAACTATTGGTTTGATAAGACTGATACTGAGTGGTTACTGTGGGTTGACTCAGATGTAGTTATCAGTCCAGATAAGTTCAAGTTACTTTGGGACAATAAAGATGCCCAGAAGCGACCAATCCTAACTGGTATCTACTTCACTACTGATACACCAGAAGAACCATTGATGATTCCAATGCCTACAGCATTTGAGTTCGTAGATGATGAAAATGGTGGCTTTGGTCTGAAGAGAGTTCATCCACTGCCAGAGAACCAACTGATTCAGATTGGTGCTGCTGGTATGGGATTTGTTCTCATGCACCGAAGTGTAGTTGAAAAGATTCGCAAAGAATTGCCAGATGCACAACTGTTCATGGAAATGGGCAGAGGCACTAAGTTTATTGGAGAAGACATTTACTTCTTCGCTTTATGCGAAAAGGTAGGAGTCCCACTCTGGTGTCACACAGGTGCAACCGTTCCTCATATGAAACGATTCTCATTTGATGAGCATTACTACAAGGCATTCTTTGGAGCACCAAAAGAAGAAAAGAAGTCTAACTTAGTACTTCCGAAACGATATACGAAAGGTTAACAAATGGCATTAGGCAAAGCAGGAAGCAGCCTTACTCAAGAACTTAATCGTCTTGCTGGCATAACCAATGTGGCGAACTATAAAGATGAACAAGGCGCTGCTAATGCCTGGGCTGGCACTACTGGTTTAGCTACAGTAGGAGCACTTAACATTAAGGTATCGGCTGCTAGGACTAGGGACAAGTTCAAAGATATTGATGGTGTATGTAATGAACTCGCTGGAACAACTGGACTAGCAGCACCTGCTGCGCTAAGGAGCATAGACGCATAATGCCTACTCTAACTAACATGATTGATGAAACACTTATCAATCTAGCAGGATACACATTTCAGCAAGACCGCAGTACTTATCTTGCCTCAGCAATTACAACTACAACATCATCAAGTGCTTCCCCTTTGATTATGACTCTAGGTTCAACTGATTCAGTTGGTAAGGGTATTGTTGAAATTGAAGAAGAACTACTATGGGTAGATAACTACGACCGCATTTCTAATACAGCAACCGTAGCACCTTATGGTCGTGGCTATCTTGGCACAACAGCAGCAACACATGCTGTCGATACAAAGGTAACTATCTCCCCTACCTTCCCACGCCACAGCATCAAGCGTGCCATCAATGATACTATTCGTTCACTAGGTGCCAATATCTTTGCTGTGAAATCAACAACCTTTACGTTTAATTCTGCAGTGTCAACCTACGCATTTGCAAATTTAGATATAAAAAACATCCTGACTATCTCATGGCAAGAGATTGGCCCTTCAAAGGAATGGCGTCCAATTCGCCGTTGGGACTGGGACCCTGCCGCTAATCCAGAAGCATTCGGTTATACATCTGGAACTGACCAAGTTCAAACAGTGACACTAGGTGAGGCTCCTATTTCAGGTCGTACAGTAAAGGTTGTTTATGCAACTGACCCAAAACCATTTACAACCAATGCTCAAGATTACGCAGTTCAGACTGGCCTGCCAGAATCCACACGGGACGTGGTAATTCTTGGTGCAGCTTATCGTCTACTATCATTCTTAGACCCAGCACGTGCTGCTCAAGTTAGCCCACAAGCTGATGAGACAGATAGCAAGCGCCCATATGGCGCATCACAGTCTGCCACTAAACAACTGTATGCACTTTACTCACAGCGCTTGAATGAAGAAACAAAAGCACAACAACAAAATTATCCTCCTAAAGTCCACTACTCCCGCCGATAAGGACCAGCAATGACAACTAGAAAATACTCGTCCCGCTCACAGCAAACTACCCTCAGTGGTGCTTTGACTTCTAGCGCAACAACAACAACTGTTGTATCAGGTTCGGCTCTTGTTGGTGGTGTAACCATCTCAGCAGGCGAACTCTTTACAGTTGTCATCGACCCAGATACAGCCCTTGAAGAAATTGTAGATGTCAGTGCCATCTCTGGCAATACACTTACAATTGTTCGTGGCATTGATGGCTCAACTGGTGTAGCCCACTCTGCTGGTGCTATTGTTCGGCATATGGCAATTGGTCGTGATTACCGCGAAGCCAATACCCACATCGAGGCAACAACAGGACACGGCGCTACTGGCGCTGTAGTTGGTACAACCAACACTCAAACTTTAACTAACAAGACTTTAACTAGCCCAACCATTACTGGCACTGGTGCTATCGCAGGAACCTTTACTGGTAACTTGACAGGTAACGTAACTGGAACTGTATCTGGTAATGCTGGCACAGTAACTAACGGTGTCTATACAACCGACACAGGCACAGTCACTTCTACAATGACTGCTGATGGCACTATTGTAAATGCTGATATTAATGCTAGTGCTGCAATTGACAAGACCAAAATTAGTGGAACTGCTGTAACTGTAGCCGATACTGGCACAGTGACAAGCACAATGATTCTTGATGGCACTATCCTTAATGCTGACATTAATGCATCAGCAGCCATTGATAAGACAAAGATTTCAGGTACTGCTGTCACCGCTGGTGATACAGGTACTGTTACTAGCACAATGATTGCTAACGATACAATCGTTAATGCAGATATTAACTCTGCCGCAGCAATTGCTTACAGCAAGTTAAACCTTGCTGGTTCTATTACCTCATCAGATATTGTAGACGCAACTATAGTTAACGCTGACATATCAGCAACTGCTGCTATTGCTAAGACTAAGTTAGACCTTGGTGGAACAATTACATCTGCTGACTTAGTTGATGGAACTATTGTTAACTCAGACATTAATGCTTCTGCTGCTATTGCTCTTAGCAAGTTGGCGACCGACCCACTGGCTCGCGCTAATCACACTGGTACACAGACAGCATCTACTATCTCAGACTTTGACACACAGGTTCGTACTTCTAAGGTGACTGACCTTGCCGCACCTACTGGTTCATTCTCAATGAATAGTCAGAAGATTACATCTCTTGCTACACCAACTACAGGCACAGATGCTTCTACTAAGGATTATGTAGATGCTCAGATTACTGCTCTTGTTGGTGGTGCCCCAGGCACACTTGATACTCTTAAAGAAATTGCTGATGCAATCTCTAGCGGTGGTTCATTTGAATCAACAGTAGTGCTTAAGTCTGGTTCAACTATGACTGGTGCTCTCACCTTGTCAGGTGCTCCAACTGTTGACCTACACGCTGCTACTAAAGCGTATGTAGATACCGTTGCTGGTTCTGCCACTGCCGCTGCAGCAAGTGCAACTGCTGCTGCTGCTTCATATGATTCTTTTGATGACCGTTACTTAGGTGCTAAGTCATCTGCTCCATCTGTAGACAATGACGGCAACACTCTTGGTGTTGGCGCTATCTACTGGAACTCAGTAACCAACCAGATGTTTGCTTGGACAGGTTCTGCGTGGGGTTCTATTTCGTCAACTGCAGACATCTATCGCTTCCGCTTTACGGCAGCAGGTGGAGAAACTTCTGAGTCAGGTATTGATGATAATGGTTTAACTCTTGCCTACATTCCTGGTAAGGAGCAAGTATATCTAAACGGTGTATTGCTATCTCGCACATCAGATTATGTTGCTACTAACGGAACTTCTATTGCTTCTTTAGCAGCATTAACTTCTGGAGATATTCTAGAAGTTATTACCTTCACAGCATTTGAACTAGCAGACTCAATTGCTCGTTCATTGTTTGACACTAAGGGTGACATTCTTGTCGCTACATCTGCTGACACACCAGGCAAAATTACTGTTGGAACAGATGGACAATATTTACAGGCTGACTCAAGCACTGCTACTGGACTTACTTGGTCAACAGTATCTGGCTACTCAGCCCCAACACTAGGCTCAACATCTATTGCATCAGGTGCTACTGTTTCAAATGTTGCTGGGTTGACTATTAACTCAACTACAATTCCAACAAGCAAGACTCTTGTTGATACAGATTCTAGCCAGACATTAACTAATAAAACTTTAACTGGTCCAGTAATAAATTTAGTAACTAGCGCACAAACTGCTTCATACACATTAGTTCTTGCAGATTCAAGTGATTTAGTTGAAATATCTAATGCTTCGGCAAACAACTTAACAGTTCCATTAAACTCATCAGTTGCATTTCCAGTAGGTACTCAAATCAATATTCTTCAAACTGGCGCTGGACAAACAACAATTGTAGCAACTGGTGGAGTTACAATTAACGGAACTCCTGGACTTAAACTAAGAGCACAATGGTCAGCAGCAACTTTAATTAAACGTGCTACTGATACTTGGGTTGCTGTTGGCGATTTGAGCGCGTAATGTCAATACTAGGAATCTTTGCTTCTGAAAATGGTGGATTGCCTACTGCTCCTACAATTGGTACAGCAACATCAGGTAACGCAAGTGCCACTGTAACTTATACAGCATCTACTTATACTGGTAAAGGTGCTGCTACTTACACAGCAACCTCGTCTCCTGGTGGGCTTACTGGCACTGGCGCTTCGCCAATTACGGTATCTGGTTTAACTAATGGAACTGCTTATACTTTTACAGTTAAGGCAACTTCTACAAGTGGTCAGACATCTGCTAATTCAGCAGCGTCTAACAGCATTACGCCTTCAAGCAAGGCTTCAACTGTTGAATACCTAGTTATTGCTGGTGGTGGCGGTTCTACTGGAACTAACGGTGGCAACGGCGCTGGTGGAGGTGGTGGAGCAGGTGGTTATAGAACTGCTACTGGACTTGCCGTTACAACAGGAGTTGCTTACACAGTAACTATTGGTGGCGGTGGAGCAGGTGGTGGCACTGAAGGCAGTAATGGTCAAAACTCTGTATTCTCTAGCATAACTTCTACTGGTGGTGGTACTGGAAGAGGCTACTCAAATTTCAGCAATGCTGATGGTGGCTGTGGTGGTGGTGGTGGTTTGCGTGATGGTTTTGGTACAACTGCAACCCGCCCTGCTGGAACTGGTAGCCAAGGCGGTAATGGTGGTGCGGCAACATCATTGGGCGCAGGTGCAGGTGGAGCAGGCGGCGGCGGTGGCGGTGCAAGTGCTAACGGTACTGCGGCATCTGGATTAACTTCTGGCGCGGGTGGTGCGGGAAGTTCATCTTCTATTGATGGAAGCGCAACAGTTCGCGCAGGCGGCGGCGGTGGTATAAATAGCAATGGTGGTAGCCCTGGCGCTGGTGGTTCTGGCGGTGGTGGTAGCAATGGCAGTAATGGCACTACTAATACTGGTAGTGGCGGTGGTGCTGCAAGTGCCACAGGCGGTAACGGTGGTTCAGGTATTGTAATTATTAGATACCCAGATACTCTTGATGCTGCTGCATCTACAACTGGTTCACCTACTGTTACAACTGGTGGTGGGTATCGTGTTTACAAATGGACTGGAAGCGGGAGTATCACTTTCTAATGACATGCTTTATAAAATTAAACAAAAATAATATTAACAAACAACTTGAGGTGGTTAAATGACTAAAGCCCGTGACATAGCAAATGTTGGAACTACCCTAGCAACTGTATCTACTACAGAGTTAGGCTATCTTGATGGCGTAACTTCTGCTATTCAAACTCAAATTAATACTAAGGCTGCTGATTCAGGCAATGCAACTCAGGCTGGTACAGAAACCCTTACTAATAAAACTTTGACTTCGCCAACTATCAACGACCCTAAGTTAAACTTAACTCTTAATGCTCAGACAGGAACAACATATACATTTGTTCTTGCTGACAATGGTAAGTTAGTTACAGCATCTAATGCTTCTGCTCAGACTTACTCTATTCCAACTAACGCATCTGTTGCGTTCCCAGTTGGAACACAGATTAACTTAATTCAGATTGGTGCTGGTCAGGTTACAGTTTCAGCAACAACACCTGGCACAACGACTGTTCTTTCAAATGGTGCAACTGCAGCAGGTCCAAAGTGTCGTGGTCAATACTCATCTTTGACAGCAATTAAAGTCGCAACAGATTCTTGGTATGTGGTAGGAGATATTGCCTGATGCCTATTCTTGGAACTATTGTTTCTAGTATTCAAAAATCTAAAGCATTCTCTGCTACTGGTGGAACAACCGTTACAAGCGGTGGTTTCAAATATCACACCTTTACTGCAAGCGGAACTTTTGCCGTAACAGGTTCTAAGACTGTTGAAGTCTTAGTTGTTGCAGGTGGTGGCGGTGGTGGAAAATTCCAGAACGGCGGCGGCGGCGCTGGTGGAGTTTGTTACCATTCTGGCAAATCAGTAACTACAAATAATTACACAGTAACTGTTGGCGGTGGTGGCACAGGTGCAATAGATGCTTCAATTGGTTCAAATGGTAGCAACTCGGTTATGGATACTATTACTGCTAATGGTGGTGGTCGAGGTGGTAACCGTTCGGCAGGTGAGAACAACAGTTCTGCTGGTGGCTCTGGTGGTGGCGGTGGTTACGGTGGTGGTACTACTACAAACGGTGGCGCTGGAAACCAAGGTGCAAGTGGCGGAGCAACTGGTTATGGCAATGCTGGCGGTAATGGTTACTTCAATGAGTTTGTTGGTGGTGGAATGGCAGGTGGCGGTGGCGCGGGTGCGGCAGGTGCCACAGCAACCACTATGAATGGAACTGCTGGTGGTATTGGATTAAATACTTGGAGTACTTGGGCAACTGCAACTTCAACTGGCGCTAGTGGATACTACGCTGGTGGTGGCGGTGCTGGCGCTAATGGAACTGGTGCTGGTCAAGCAGGTGGCACAGGTGGTGGTGGCACAGGTGGTGGAACAAGTGCATCGGTTGCTGGTACTACAAACACAGGTGGTGGCGGTGGTGGTGGTGGAAACTCTGGTGGTTCTAACCAAAACGGTGCAACTGGTGGTTCAGGAATTGTAATTGTTAGATACGCGGCTTAAGGGAGAATGATGATGGCACACTTTGCAAAACTAGATGAGAACAATGTAGTCACACAAGTAATTGTTGTGGCTAATGAAGAACTACTTCTTGATGGAGTAGAGAATGAAGATAAAGGTATTGCGTTTTGCAAGTCTTTACTAGGCGAGGATACTCGCTGGGTACAAACATCTTACAATGCAACATTCCGCAAGAATTATGCTGGCATTGATTATACATATGACTCAGTTGCTGACCATTTCTTTGCACCTCAGCCTTATCCATCTTGGACATTAGATGCTGACGCTAAGTGGCAAGCACCAGTTCCTTATCCAACAGATGAGAAGCCTTATGTTTGGAATGAAGAAACATTATCTTGGACTGAGTTAGTACTACCAACCGAATAATTAAGGAGCCATAGTGGCAAGAGACCTGACCGAAGGTAGAGCCAACAGAGCCATTGCGGTTGATGTTGGTGTAGTTTCTACCACTAACACTTGGCAGAATACTGACATTGCCTATGACGTAGCCATAGGTGGACTTCCCTTTATCTATGCTATCAACGATGCTCGTCCTTATATCCGTCAGACTGCGCCCTTTCGCAAAGACCAGTTTGACAATGGGCAAGAGCCAGGCGAGCAATCACTAACTGGTTGGTGGATTCGTAGTCAAGCTTCATTCCACTCAGGCACTGGCATTAAGTTTTACGACCCAGCACAGACAGACGAAGTCGGACACTACCGATTTGCTGACAGCAAAGGCTTAGATGTTTGGACTAAAGGACAGGTTACATTACTAAAGTCTTGTACTTCAGGACACGTAACAACTGGCCCTATCGCATCTAATGGTGTAACTCAACAGCATATGCGCTCTATTAAGTGGAGCACATTTACTGGTGCTCTGCTACATGATGAATATGATGTGGACAAGATTAAGGTTACCGACCCAAGTAATCCAGTTCACTTTATTGATTACAATTCAGGCGCTGACTCACCTGTGTATGCTATCTGTGATGATGGAACTTTTGCTTATTGGATTACCAATACATCCACTAAAAAAACTGTATACAAGAAAGCATTAACTTTAACTTCTGCTGATGCTGATACTAAAATGTTTGATGAAATTGGTACAGTATCAAGTGCTGCTATGGAGTATGTAAAAGATAGAATTGTTTTATGTGCTGATAATAAAGTATACGAATTTGCTACATCAGCGACAGCTATGCCGACTGCTGTGTATACTAATCCAACCACAACGCACGTGTACACATCTGTTGCTGCCTCAGGTCCTGCGATTTATATTGCTGGTTATAATGGTAGCCAGTCAACTATTCAAAAGTTTACACTTACAACTTCAACTGGCGCAATGCCTACTTTGACTTCTGCCATTACGGCAGCAGAACTTCCAGTTGGTGAAATCGTACATAAGATTTATTACTATCTTGGATATATGATGATTGGTACTAACAAGGGTGTTCGTGCTGCTGCCGTATCTGACCAAGATGGTTCGCTTAACTATGGCCCACTAATTGTGGAAACCACTCAACCTGTTTATGACTTTGCTGCCCGTGACCGCTTTATATGGGCCACTACATCTGTTGCTGGTGAGCCAGGGTTGACACGTATTGACCTTGGTAATGAATTAGAAACATTACGCTTTGCTTATGCTAATGATATTTATTACGATGGAGTAACTGGTCACGTTACAACTGCTGTTTGTTTCGATGGCAACACTGACCCAACCACAACTGACCGCCTTATGTTTGCTACCGCTCACGCCTCTGGCGATGGCGCTGTATATGTGGAAGATGCTACAACTCTTCGCCCATCTGGCTATCTAACTACAGGTAACATCCGCTACGGAACCCTTGAACCTAAGAACTTCAAGCGTCTATTAGGACGTGGTGAATTTACCTACGGTTCGATGGTGCTAGAAACTGTAGACAAAAACGGTACAGAGTATGACCATATCTCATATGACGCAAACATTGCTCCAATCGAAGTAGCAACTTCCAATCCAGCAACTGCTCAGGAATATGTAGCCTACAAGTTTATCCTGTATCGTGACGCAACTACTTCAAGTCTTGGTCCAATCTTCAAGGGATACCAAGCCAAGGCAACTATTGCTACCCCGCGTCAGCGCGTAATGAAATTTCCAGTCTACTGCTTCGACATAGAAACTGACAGATTTAATACTGTTCTTGGATATGAAGGCAGAGCCTTCGAAAGAATCCAAAGACTAGAAGATGTTGAGGAGAACGGTGACGTTCTTACATGGCAGGATTTATCAACTGGCGAGTCTCGTCAGGCAGTAATAGAGCAAGTCACATTCACCCGCATGACTCCACCAGATAAGCGTTTCGACGGTTTCGGTGGTGTCCTTGAAATAACAATTAGGACAGTATAATGGAATTGAAAGACTATCTAACAGTAGCAGTTGCCGTCATCGCAATCTTCTCAGCGTTTGCTGGTGGCATCAGATGGATGGTCAAGCATTACTTATACGAACTAAAACCCAATGGCGGTTCAAGTCTTAAGGATTCAGTTAAGCGTTTAGAAGAACGTATCGATGACCTGTATAAATTGATAGCAGAGAAATGAGTAATAATGGCTGTAAAACTTGTAAAGAGAGCAACACCTGCTGCAATAGCAGTCCTACGCCAAGCAACGGCACTGAAGCCCAAGCGTATGAAAGCCAGCGATGGACTCCTTCCTTCGGCTGCTCATCAGGTACAGAGTCCCAACTCTGACCACAACAGTGGCTTTGCTGCTGACATTACGCACGACCCTAAGTTTGGTATCGACTGTGCTGAAGCCTTCGAAAGACTACAGGCTGATAAGCGTGTCAAGTATCTAATCTTCAAGGGTCGTATCTGGTCTAAAGAACAAGGCGACCATGCCTATACTGGCATCAACAAGCACATGAAACATTTGCATATCTCAATCAAGGACGGCTTCGGGAATGACACTTCCCCTTGGTTTCCTTGGTTGGGTAAGCCAACAGTAGTAAACAAAGTAAAGGCTAAACTCCCCAAGCCACTACCTAAGAAAGAGACAAAATGAATAAAGCAAAAGCACAAGCAATCGTAGCAACCTATCTACGAGCAGCAGTCGCATCAGTTATTGCTCTGTATTTAGCAGGAGTCACAGACCCTAAGGCCCTAGCATCAGCAGCATTGGCTGCGGTAGCTGGCCCAGTCCTTAAGGCACTTGACCCTAAGGCAACAGACTTCGGTAAGCAAGCAAAGTAGTACTCATATAGGGCTATAGCAGCCCCGTAGAGACAAAGAACCCCCCTTCCTAAGGTAATCACCCTAGGTTGGGGGGTCTTTTGTTGTCCCTAAAACTAATCGTCTAGGTCGTCAGCTTCCAGGTCTTCGATGTGTTCACGGAACACCTTCAAGTCCTTCAGTGCTTTCCTACCCTTACGTCTGATGTAATATGTTTCTAGGTATAGATATACTTGATTCAGTATCTCTTTTACTATGAGTGCTGCAAGCACTCCATAGAATATATTTAACATTATTCTCCCTATAATATATATATTATTATATATAGTATATATAACCCCTTCGGGGTTTATATATTATTTACTATATATTCTAAGTATAACCACACTAACTGACCGTTGTCAAGTGAGACTTACGGGATTGGTAACACTTGACATGACTATGACGGTATGTTATACTCAAGATATGAGCATAAAACTTGATGGATATACATTACCAGAGCACGTATCGTACTCAGCATTCACGACATACATTGACTGCGGGTATCAGTACTACCTAGGCCGACTGCTCATGAAGGAGGAACTTCCTTCCGTCTGGTCGGTTGGTGGGTCTGCATTCCACCTTGCTTGTGAGAACTATGACAAGGGGACAATGTGATAAACGCTAAACAACTATGGGACCAAGCATGGCTTGAGTCCAAGGGTGACATAGACTTGACCAACGCACGAACTGGTGGTCGAGCTACTAAGGCTAACCCTAACAAAGAAGACGTTCCATTCTGGAATGAGACTGGTCCTCGTTGGGTCCAGGCTTACATCGAATGGCGCGACGCTAACCCAACTTGGAAAATCTGGACTACTCCACAAGGAGCTCCTGCTATAGAGTTGGCTATGCTACCTCAGTTCGCTGGCGTGCCAGTCAAGATGATTCTTGACAGAGTGTTTGAAGTTAACGGTGAGTTGGTCATCGTAGACTTGAAAACCTCTCAGCAAACACCTTCCAATACACTACAGCTTGGATTCTACAAGGTCGGTCTTAAGAAGACCTTTGGTATCGATGTTAAGTGGGGGACATATTGGATGTCACGCCAGTCTGGGGTATCTCCGTTAGTAGACCTAAGTATGTACACCGAAGATAGAATCGAATACCTAGTTTCAGGTTTTGATAAGGCTCGCAAGGCTGGCATCTTCTTGCCTAATGCTAACAATTGCCAATACAAATGTGGGTTGACAGCGCACTGTCAGTTCTCTACAAAGATAGGATAACAAATGGAAGACTGGAAACTACAAGTATCATACAAGACACCCGCTGGCGACATGATTAATATTAGAGCAAATACTGCTGATGAGCTCAGCGTGTTGCTTGAAGGTATTGGTGATTACTCAGTACAGGTAGCTGCAGTACAACGATTGGTTGTTGGTGCTTACAACACAGCCCCTTTGGGGACACAGCCTTCAACGCCAAGCACTCCGCCATCCACTTACTCCGCTCCACCCCAGGCTCAGGGTCCGTCGTTTACGGCACCGCCGAGCGCAATCACACCACAGGGAACAGCAAGCCCGACGTGCGTACACGGAGCGAGAATCTTCCGACAGGGGATAAGCAAGACAACTGGGAAGCCTTACGCTTTCTGGGCATGTCCGACACCTCAAGGAACACCTGACCAATGCAAGCCAGTAAACTAACGAGAGGAACAAGATGAGCATCTGGGATAACCCTGAGTTCAAGAGTGAAGGAACGAGTAGCACCTATGTTAATTTCAAAACAATTGGTGACTCGGTAGAAGGAACAGTACTAAGTGTCGGACTCCAGACATGGGACGATGGAACTATAGCACCAAAGATTATACTTCATACTAGTGAAGGAGAACGAACTCTGACTGCTGGTCAGGTTCGATTGAAGATGGCACTAGCAGAGAAGCGTCCAGAACAGGGCGACTATCTTGCTGTTAAGTTTGTATCTATCGAAGACCGTGGCGGTGGTAAGACACTCAAGCACTTTGATGTAGCTGTCCGTAAAGCAATGGCAACAGCACCATTTTAATTAAGTAGATGACAGACCATAGCCATCAAGTCACACCGTCAGGGTGGCTATGGTCTTTTTCTAGAGGGGAGAATAACAAATGCGTACACTTGTCCGCTCTATTGGTCGTGCCAGTATTGGTGGAGAACCGTTGCCTAGTTGCTTTAAGGCGTTCGAGAACAACAAGATTATCATTAGACGCTCTGAAGTTTCAATGTTTGCAGCAGCTCCAGGAGTTGGAAAGTCAACACTAGCACTAGCATTAGCACTGAAGATGAAAGTACCAACGCTGTACATATCAGCAGATACCAACGCACACACTATGGCTATGCGATTAGCCTCAATGATTTCAGGTAAGTCACAATCAGAAGTTGAAGGAATGTTATCAACTGATGTTGGTTGGACTAAGGCTACACTAGCCAAGGGTTCACATATTGTTTGGTCATTTGAATCAGCACCTACACTACAAGATATTGATGAAGAAGTAGAAGCGTTTGAAGAACTATGGGGTTGTCCACCAACTCTAATCGTAGTAGATAACTTAATGGATGTAGCTACCGATGGTGGAGAAGAGTTCGCATCAATGCGAGCCATCATGAAGGAGTTGAAGTATCTTGCGAGAGCGACTAACGCTGCAGTGGTTGTTTTACACCACACTTCGGAGGCTGTCATGGGTAGCCCGTGTCAACCACGCTCCGCTATTCAGGGTAAGGTTGCTCAACTTCCTGCTCTTATATGCACCCTTGGTGTTGTGGGTACTTCTATGGGTGTTGCTCCTGTTAAGAATAGATACGGTAAAGCTGACGCAGGGGGCGGACTCATGACATGGGTTGCTTTCAACCCTGAGTATATGTTCATCGATGATATCCCAGAGAATGTGTGATGATATGGAAAAGACAATTAAGATTATGAAGCAGGAAGCATACGTTGAGGGCTACCAAGATGGTTATCAGGCAGCTCTCAATGAAGTGAAAGCAAAAGAATCTAAATGACTTATCCTAATTGGTTTGAGAGTCAGAGATACAACTTCGAGAATAACTTATCCCACCTAAAGGGTAAGCCTGAGCTTAAGTTCTTACAGGTTGGCGTGTTTACTGGTGATGCTAGTGAGTGGTTACTAGATAACATACTCACAGTTACATCATCGACGTTGACTGATGTTGATACTTGGCAGGGTTCAGATGAAAAAGAACATAGCGATATGGATTTCAGAGAAATTTATAATGACTATCTATGGCGCGTAAAAGATTATGATAATTTATTATCAATCAAAGGCGACTCATCCTATGTCTTGCCCAATCTAAAAGAAGAATATGATTTCATTTATATTGATGGTGACCATACTGAGAAGGCTGTGTACCAAGATGCCACCAACGCTTGGGCATTACTAAAGAACGAAGGCATACTAGCCTTTGACGATTACTTATGGGGACAAGATGTTCACCCATCGCTTCGTCCAATGCTTGCTATAGATAAATTCCTTAAGGAGAAACAAGGCAAGTACGAACTACTTAGTAAAGATTACCAGGTTTGGATACGCAAGAATGACAACTAGAAAATCACACAAGGCAAGGGGAGCAACATATGAAACACAACTACGAGATTATTTTAGACGAAATGGATATGACGCTGAGAGACTTGCAAGAACAGGCAAGCGAGATGAAGGCGATGTTGCAATCAGAGCTGACTTCCTTGGCTCCGTTGGTGTCATCGAAGCCAAAGCTCCAGGTCAATCAGGTCGCATTGACCTCTCTGGTTGGACGAAAGAGGCTCAACTTGAAGCAACTCATTATGCGGAAGCAAGAGGCATCGACAGAGAAGCTGTGTTGCCAGCAGTCATCATCAAAGCTAGAGGGAAATCGGTGGAAGATTCGTACTTAGTATTTAGATTGGGTGATGTCTTTGGAAAATGATATGCCTTCGGTCAAGTCGGTGCTCGAACACTACGGTGCAGAGATACGACGTGACCACGGGCAGGTCAATCTTAAGTGTCCCTTTCATGGGGACACACACCAATCAGGTACAGCAAACTTAGATGACAATGTATTCTATTGCTTTGCTTGTGGCATAGGTGGCAATAGTTTACAACTAATATCAAAGCAGGAAGGGGTGGATATACGTGGCGCAAAGAGATTCGCAGAAGGAATTACTGGGGTTAGCTACGCGGAAGTACGCGGAAAACATTTATCAGGCAGAAGATTACCTCAGAAGTCGGGGAATTACAATGGAAGTAGCGCGACTAGCAAGATTAGGCGTCGTTAGTGAACCCGAAGCAGGACATGAAGCTTACGCGGGACGGCTTGCTATTCCGTATCTCACTAAGACTGGCGTCGTTGACCTACGTTTTCGCTCACTTAACCCTGCTGTTGAACCGAAGTATATGGGCATGGTTGGGTCTGATACTCGCATGTATAATGTACTGGACATTGAACGTGCTGGCGATTGGATTGGAGTCTGTGAAGGAGAACTTGACACACTTACTCTTTCTAGGTGCGTTGGAATTCCCTGTGTTGGAGTCCCAGGCGCGAACTCTTGGAAGAAACATTACACAAGACTCCTCGCCGATTTCGAAAGAGTATTTATCTTCGCTGACGGAGACGCGCCAGGCAGGGAGTTCGCCAATAGTCTTGCCAAGGAACTACCAGTTACAATCATTGGATTCCCAGACGGAGAAGATGTTAACTCAGCTTATACTAAATACGGGGCGGAATTCATTAGAGAGAAAGCAGGGATAGATAATGTCTGATGATACTGAGAAGTGTCCTGAGTGTGGTGAACACTTTGATAATGCCTTCGAAGCAGTCGACCACATACTTGAGGACGATGAAGACTTTGACCCAGCATTAATTTTACCCAATGGATATCGTTTGATGATTGGGTCGTTGTTACGCTGTATGTATCGGTACGCAGATGAACCTGAACAGATACGAAAGATAACACAGTCAACGTTCTTAACTTTATTTACAGCAGAGACGCAACCTAGTGTCATGAAAGATGTTGTTGAAGATATGATTGTTGACTCTAGCATGATGGACTTGGACGATGAACTCAAAAACCTACTGGCAGATGGAGCGTGAAGAGATATGGCAGATTATAAATCATTTGGTGGACCAAGGATTAAAGGTGACCAGTTTCCACAAAGAGAACGAGCATCTGATAATTCAAATCAGCGTCCCTCTCTTGACTTCGAAGACGAAGTAAGGATTGTATATGATGAGTTAATGTCCTTGCTTCTCAAGAAGCATAAGGACTATGGCCCTAAGAATATAGCAGACGCGCCTGGCGGTGCGCTGAATGGATTGCGTGTGCGTATGCACGACAAGTTAGCACGTATCAATAACTTAGTTGATACAGGTGAAGTACCACAGTACGAAAGCCTTGAGGATTCCTTCAAGGACATGGCTAACTACGCAATCATTGGGTTGCTAGTACTACGAAAGCATTGGGACAATGACTAACAAATCAAGCTTCGACTTAGACTTCGGCTTCGGGCGCAAAGGTGAGCAGTTAGTAGATGAGTTGCTTACTGGTGGGCGTACTGTTGAAGTAAAGCGCGACCGCAAGTGGGCTAAGACTAACAACCTATACATCGAAACTGAATGCTACTTCAAAAAGATTGAGGGCTGGGGCCCATCAGGGTTGATGGTAACTGAGGCTGCGTACTGGGCGTTCGTACTTGAGGAGTCAACACTCATCGTGCCAACTGCTGCGTTGCGCTGGTGCGTTACTGAGTTTGGTCGAGAGATTACCTGTAATATTCCACCGAATATTTCTAAGGGATATCTAATTACAGTAGATGATTTAATGTCAGCGACACGACTATATAAGAAGGCGACAAGTGGACTGGTCAAGAATTGAACCTTGGGATTATGTGGTAACTAATGTAGCCTCGGAGTACCACCGTAAGTTTAATATGGTGGAACTCGAGGACATTAAACAATCATTATATGCGTGGTTTATTGACCACCCTAATAAGCTAACCGAGTGGGAAGCAATCGGCATTAAGGATACAAAGAATTTATTGTATCGTTCGCTACGTAATGAAGCATTGGATTATTGTCAGCGATGGAAAGCCAAGTCACTTGGCTATGACACATCTGATTTATATTACTATGAACCTGAAGTAGTAGAGGCTCTGTTACCTGCGGTATTGCGTGGAGAGTTCGGTGTTACCCATAAGTTAGACTTGGGTAGAACTGGTAGACCAAGCGCACCCTCAGAAGGTGGTAATCTACAGGTACTAATGCTTGAAATAGACTCTGCGTATTGGAAGATTAACAAAGAGGATAGAAGAATATTATTCCTCCGCCACGCAGAGTCACTTGACTTCAAAGAGATAGCTAATGTGCTTGAGCTAGGCACAGATGACGCTGTTCGTATGCGTCACAAGCGTGCCATTAAACGAATAGTGTACAAGCTTGGTGGCTTCAAGCCATACATTGACAACGATAAGGTTACCGACCAAGAAGATACACCAGAGCAATCGTAGAGGCGATGGCACAGTATATCAAAGCAATAGCAGTAAAGATATACTGTGTTATCTGTAAAGCTTTACTCATAGATTATCTCCTCTTCCATTGGGTCAACCCATAAGTCCTCAGGGAAATCAGCGAACAACTCATCTTCGAGTTGACCCCAATTATCACCTGTCCTGTCCATATACCACTCACAATTAGAACACTCGACACTACTTGTTTCGAAATCCCAATCATCTTCACGCTCGATAGTTTCTTCTGTGCTACACAGCATACATCTATAGAACTCTAACCACATATTACCCTCCCGTTGAATAGAAACCTGAACCATTAAACTTTACTGCTGGTGCTGTATACACCCGTTCCATAGGCGCACCACACTTACATGTGGGTCGTTCATGGTCAAAGGGTAAGGACAACTCGATTACTTTGCCCTCGCCTGGGCACTCGTACTCATACGTTGGCATCATCTTCCTCTCTCTGTTGTTCTATTAACCATTGGACTAATCGTTCAGTTGCTTCTTCATTAATACGTGCTTGCGGTACTACTGGTATATTATTCCAGAAGTCTTCCACTTCACGCCTATTCACCACCTCATGTAAGAACTCAGTCATAACTTTCTTCCTCCGTATCGATAGGTGTTGGTGCTGTCGCTAGTGTACCACACTCAGCACACTCCATGTCGAGGAAGTACATACCAATCTCACCATCATCATCGAAGATAACTTTCAAGTTCCATATGTCACAGCCACAAGGGCATGACTTAGTAGGTGTACCGCGTATGTCCATTGACTTAGTGTAGTCTGGCTTGAGTTCGGTAATATCTTTAGCCAAGTTTAACACCTCGCGTATCGTGGTTCTTAGTCATAATCATATGAACATCATCAGCATTAGCACAATCCCTTGCCGTTTCGTGGAAGTATAGGTAGGTAGTGACAGCACTAAATCTTTTCTTGTGTGCTATCGACTTAGACTTACCCTTGATTGGCTTGTTACAACTTGCGCACCGTGATATGACATCTCTCTCTGTATCTCTGCCTTCCATTAGTACCAACCCTTCCTGTTAAAGTGTGACCATGCTTGACAAGGTGTCAAGTATCTGTAGTAAATATAATCTAACCCTCTATCTATTTGAATTGTAGCAGGTGTGTTAGGGTCAAGCCCTAGTAGTTGTGGTATCCCGCCAGCGTTCTTCCCCATAACTTTGACAGGATTGTAAGCACTCGCTTTCCAAGCCGACTCCCTACCCCACAACTTACTAAGGCATGACCATTGGTTATCTTTCCAGTCGCTTAGCTTATCTCTTGCGTATGCTTTACTGTCTGCTTTCACCCAACTACGAGCGACAATCGTTTCGTTTGATTGTGGTTGTCCTGTAGATGGGGCAAACAATATCAGCATGATAAAGATAACGACTAGAAAGTATACCTGCTTCATTGGCTAACCCTTACTCTATGAGCAAAGGCTATCCGTTGCTTTCTATCTTCCCGATTCGTTGCGATACCTGCCAAGAGTATTCGTTCTCCCGACATAGTACCACCCCAAATTCCATGCTCTAGATTCTCAGGCTTCATGCCTTCGGCTAGACACTCTGTCTTGACATCGCACTTACCGCAAATAGACAGCGCAACAATGGCGTTGTTGACTATCGCTTGCTTCTCCTTAATAGTGAGTCTACCTGTATCCCTTGTACTCTCTGGTACATCAGAGAACCATAGGTCTGGCTCATCATGCCCCGTACATAAACCTTGTAGTTCATAACTCATACTATCTCCTTAGTGTAGTACTGGTACATAGATTGGATACGCTTCGAAGTTGATTAACTTAGAACCAAACTCTGAGGCTTCCTCTACCGTATTAAATATACCATAGATTACCTTGCCGTCCGTGTCTGTCTCCGTGATAGTCACATACCCTATCGGAAATTGTTCGCTCATAGTATATCCTCTCTGTTAAGTGTAAGTGTGAGCAGTTTATTGTCATGCTCAGGACACTATACTATGCCTCGAATACTACCGAGGTGACATCAGCAAGGCGAGAGTGGGTTGTCACCAACCCCTTCTTACCATTGAGATGCTTGTAAGTACCGTCGCCCAACGATACCCATAGTGACTGTGGATTAAAGCGGTCTTGCTGTTCCTCGGGCAAGGCTTTGATGATAGTGCCACGCTTGTGATACTCGCTTGTAGTATCGAAAGCGTTGTAAGAAATCTCATCAGCGATGAGTCGAAGTTCCTCGGCTAAGCCAAGGATAGTTGCGTTGGTGGACATATTTCCCTCTCGATAAATAAACTGTAAGCAATCTACTTACAGAATCTTAGAACTGGTAGTCATAGAAATCGGCTAAGCTCCGAGTGGAGCGTAACTTACTTGGGACATAACACATACAATCGGTGAGGATTGAGTCGCAATCGTAACAAGTTTGACAGAAGTCACAATAGTACGGGTTCTCCTCGAAATCTACTA